TCTACATACAGATTTTGTATATCTGATATAATTTTCTCATTTCCATATTTGAAATTAACAGAAGTACTGGATGCTTTGTTAATTTTTCTTCTTATTGAATAAGTATCAGGAGAACTTACAAAAACAGTATTATCAAAGTTTTCAAGTTCTACTGTTTTGGATCCTGCAGGAATCTCAGATAAGACATATACTTCACCAGAAGTTGCAGTAGGATAAACTATCGTTCCGGTCAAATCAACAAACTCTACAAGATCACCTTTTTTAAGTTGAGATCTGTCGATTTGGGAGAATAACTCAACACTGGCACCACCAATATTTTTAATTTTTGCTGAAGAACTAGTATTATAAATCCATGAGTTTGCAAAAATTTCTTTATATGTTTTGTCTTGTTCTGGATTCTTAATTAATGTTCCAATATTTTTTACAGTTATTTCCTGACCTTCATCAACAAAAATATTTTTAGACTTCTGTACAAAGTTGGACAAGACTCCAGTCAATCTAAGAACCACTTTCTTAGTTGTGTCTCCTTCTTCATATGCAAAATAAGTATCGTCAGAATGGATATTATCAGTTGCATTAATATCACTAGTGACACCAGAACAATCTAAGAACTGATTAACACTCTTATTTGTATAGGTGATTGTATTGTCACCAGAGAACATTGTTCCAGATTCTGGGAATCCGATTGTAGAATCTACTGATATTACAGAAGAACCAACACTAACTTTTTCTAAAACTTTTGATGAAGGAGTGATCTGAAAATTTCCTTGTACAGAACTGTTTTCGTCAAATCCTACAAACAAAGAAATTTTGAAAAACTGTTTTTGATCTCTAGTAAATGGTTCTACTGCAGATACTGATGCATTTACAAAGGCATCGGTTGTTTTTACCAAAGTTTGACCAACAAGTTTTGTTGGATCTCCAGAGATAGCTTCAGCAACACATACTTCTCTTCTGATGAAGTTTGCATCAGATGGTTTTGTTACATAATCTTCTAGGTTAATTATACTTGGTGTTTCTCCATATAATACATTGAAGAGTATTCTGAAAGAATCATCGGTTCCTTTTGACTCATAAAAAGATCTTGCTTCTTTTATAAAGTTTCCTACATTTATTTCAGAACTTAACTCTCTATTTTCAAATCCAGGTGTAAACGTGGTTTTAATCTTATTATAAAATTCTTTTAAGAATAATGAACTGAGGTTTTGTATAGTCGCACCATTACTGTGAGATGAAGTAGTTGATGTAGAAAATACTAACTCTTCTTCATTTAAATCTGCATGATAACTAGTAATACCAGAAAATCCACGAACACAACCAGTAAAAGTATTTGTTGTTAGACCGGTATATGTTATAATTTCATCATCAATTTTTAACAATCCATATTGATTTGGAAATCCTTTTGTAGTTGGTACTGTGATGGTAGTAACAGCAGTATCAATATTAGAGGATAGTGTTGTAGAACCTACAACTACTTCTGGAGTAAGATTATCTACTTTAAGATATTGATCTAAATTCTCTACAATGTCTGTAGGACCACCTTGATATTCTTGCGAAATATAATATTGCTTAAGAAAATCTACTGCCTTCGGACTTTCGTCCAAGACAAACTCTGGCAACTGATTAGAAACTATATCCTGAATCTTTACTCGTGATTCAATTCCAGTCTGTATCATATTACTCTCTGATTAAACTTCCGTTGGAATAACTTGACGTATAGAAATCTCTGTTGAAAACAGTTCCAGATATTTCATCACCTGATGAAATAACATCCTTAATCATATTTATTTTAGTTTCTGAGATATCCAAATTGAGATAAAGATCCCTCAAACCAACAACATCATTCGATTCTGGGAATGCCTGAATCTCTATAACGTTATTTGGTTTTGATGTAGATGTAATATTTACCGTTCCTAAATTAATCTCACCATGAATATAATCAACTGTTCCTGCAGATTTTGCTACGACTCTAACTGTTCCATCTGGAAGGTTTTTAACAATAGATACAATTCCAGTTTTCTTGTCTGGATTTGGAACATCTGTCAGATATACAGTATCATTATCACCAGCAACTTTAAATCCTGTAGATTTTATATTCCTTCCGGATTCTAAAACATGGAATTGATTTCCAAAACACAGTTCATATTGTGCAAATTGATTCAATAATGCTGTTAGGTTTCTTCTAATTTTAACTCTAGATATGTTTGAAGTAATTGCAGTGTCAGTGCCGTCAATTGTCTTTAATGCTTTACTATATCTAAATCTTCCACCAAACTTATTAAGGTCAGCAGACTTTGAATAATTTGTAAGTGATTCTGATATTTTTGTCTTTAAACTATTAGGTGTGGTGACCATGGAGTCATTATAATAAACAAAAGAATCAAGTTCAACATACAGAATTTTAAGATCTACAATTTTTTGATTAATACCTGAAATTGAATATTGCTTTAATTCAGATAAAATTCTTGATTTATTAAAATCCGATACAAGGAAACCATTCTTTGGTTTAATTGAAATCTGAACCGTACCAAATTGTGGTGGATCTAACTCTTCTCCACCAACAATTGATACAGAATCGGTATCCGAGTAAATTCTTTTTATAATTGATTCATAGTCACGTCCAGTAACTGCTCTATTCTGTGATGAATAAGTTCTAGGAGCAAAATACTTAATTGAATTCAAGTCTTCAATTTCACCACCATTACGTGATGCATTGTTTGTTGTTATTGTAAAAGGTTGTGTTGCAAGATTATTTCCATCAGAATCAACTATTTGACCAGCAAAGGAAAATGACTTTGCACCGTTTCCTTGCTTACCACTTGTCGTCAAATAATTTACAGTTATAATCTCACCTGTCTCAAGTTTTCTACCAATCAATCCATCACCAAAGAGAAGTTCATATTTTTCGTCTTGAACTTCTTGGATCAAATAAGTGAATGAAGTTGAAGTAGCATCAGTAATATTATCAATTAAGTTATATTCTACTCCCAGACCATTCTCATTTTCTTTTTTCACATACACTTTCATGGTTGCTGTATCAATGAAAGAATTATCTAAAATAAATCTTTGATCCAGTGAAGCATCTACCGTGAATTTTTTGGTAATATATGTTCCTTCTAATATTTCTAAGTTACTAAATGTTGCCGTTCTTTGTGTGACATCAACACCACCAACAGTAAAATCTGTTATTGTGGTTGGTAACTGAACATCTTCTACTATAGAAAATGTATATGAAGTGTCACTTATATCGGCAACAGTAACCAATCCTCTTTTTAATACGAATGTTGGTGTGGTCGTGTCCTGTACATCTACTGTAAAGGTTACAGATGCCTTTGCAGCAGTTCTAGAACTCGGTACATACCCAATGTTCCTTGCAAGAGATACAACGTTCTCCCGGAGGGTTGCAGAGTCCAAGAAGGACTCATTAACAACCATGTTGGAGTTAAATGCAGTTATATAAGTGTTATACGCTAGAGTATCGAGTAATACAGAAAAGTTTGATCCTTCGAAGTCAAACCCAGAAAAATCTGAATTTGCACGAAGATAACTCTTAATTGACTCTTTTATTTGATCGAAATCTAGATCTGTAAATTTTGTAAAAGGCATATTATCTGGTTGCCTCTAATAGGAACGAATATTCTTGTGTCGGAAACTCTTGCCCAATGATGTCAAAGATGACATTCACTTCAAATTCATTTCTATCCGGTCTAGGAAATACTTGAATTTCCAAATTATCGACTCTTGGTTCGAAATTTTCAATAGAAGTTTGAATTTGATCAGCAATCACAGAGGCAGTACCAAAATCAACGAAGTCAAATAAACTTTCTCTGATATCAGATCCAAATAATGGATTAAAAAACTTTTCAGTAGGTATCGTTTGAACAATATTTCTCACAGACCTACGAATCGCTGCCTCATTTTTGAGGACACGTAGGTCACCAGTAACAGGATGTGGATCAAATGATAAACTAATATCCTTAAATGCTCTAGATATCCTCCGATTTGCCATTTTGACTAGAGTTTTCTGACTTTATTTATACCCTCACTCCTGAAGATTTTCTTTTTTTCCGTTTAAATCATCGTGCATTACCTCCCGAAGCACTAATTCTTCGGGATCATTCGTTTGTTTTGGCAATGACCAGTAATCTGACGTTAAACTTGTTGTCCCCCACACTTCTCTCATGTAACTTACGTCTCTATCGACAGGTGAATTTGCCATTTTGCTCCTGTTTTGGAAAAACAGAACTTTTTGAGGGGTTACTATCCCTATTTTCTATTTATTTTCACCCTCTTCGGGTGCATTTTCACGTTCTTTTGCCGTTTTCCAGAAATATTCGTCTTCACGACCCATTCCAAGTCGATCATGACCATTCTCAACCTGATAATATTGCGTCGAAACCTTAAAATCGGGCATTTTAGGGTCAACGGGTGTCAAACTATTGTCAAAAATACGCATTCTGTTGTTTGGGTACAGTCCATACTGCCCATTTTCAAGTTCAATCAGGTTA